ACAGTTGAGTACTCAGTTTTTACTCAGTGTGAAAGACGAGATGTATGGCGAAAAAAGAACTCAATGCAATGCAGCAGAAATTTGTCGCAGCCTATGCGGGCAACGCTACCGAGGCGGCCAAAATTGCCGGGTATAGGCACCCAGGGCAGCAAGGTGAACGACTGTTGAAAAAAGTTGAAATTGCCGAAGCTATTAAAAAGCGGCAGGAAAAAGAGTCGCGTCCGCTGATCGCCACTCGCCAAGAACGCCAAAGGTTTTGGACTGAGACGATGCAGGACGCGGACAGAGATATGAAAGACCGGCTGAAAGCGAGCGAGCTGTTGGGCAAGTCGGAAGCTGATTTTACAGACAAGGTCCAGCACGACGGCAGTATCGAAATCAAGGGCCTTGCTGACGACGACCTAGACCGGCGCATCAAGTCGCTGCTTACATATAAGGGATAGCCTGGGCTGTCCGGCAGGGCGGATAATCGGCATTTAATCTCGGTAATTCAGGCAATTACATTTATGGTCGAAAAGCTGACAAGAGAGCAGAAAGAAGAACTCTTAATGCTGCTAGAGGAAAAGGACCGGCGCGAGCGACGCAAAGGATTTCCTCTGCTATTTCCTGATGACGGCCCGTACCGCCGCGAACTCTATCCCAAGCACATCGAATTTTTCAAGCTCGGCAAAGACCTGCGAGAACGCTGCTTCCTTGCCGGCAATAGGGTTGGAAAAACAGTTTCCGGTGGCGTTGAAACTGCTGCACATTTAACCGGGCGTTATCAGGACTGGTGGCAGGGGCGGCGCTTCAAAAAGCACGTCAAGGCCCTGGTCGCAGGCGACACGATTAGCACCACCCGCGACATCATGCAGGAAAAGTTGCTCGGGCCGGTCGGTGATTTCGGCACTGGATTGATTCCAGGTGACTCTATCCTTGACCACTCCATGCGCGGAGCCGTTCCTGGTGCCGTCGATTGGGTGCGAGTTAAGCACGCTTCGGGCGGGATCTCAACGCTCTATTTCCGAAGCTACGACCAGGGGCGCAAGATATTTCAAGGCTCCGAACTTGACGTCGTGTGGCTCGACGAAGAAGTGCCAGAAGATGTCTACTCCGAAGCACTGGTCCGCACGATGACCACAGGCGGCATTGTCATGCTGACCTTTACGCCGCTGATGGGTTTAACCCCGCTGGTGGTGTCCTTTTTGCCGGAAGGAAAGCTCCCGGACGAGACGACCGTCAACGGTTCGCGGGCGATTGTCCAGTGCTCGTGGGACGAGGTGCCGCATCTAACTGAGAAAGACAAGTCTGAACTGCTAGCCTCGATCCCCCCGCACCAGCGCGAAGCCCGATCTAAAGGGGTGCCGTCGCTTGGTTCAGGCGCAATCTATCCCGTGGCCGAAGAGGATGTCATCACCGATCCTTTCCAGATCCCTGCCTACTGGCCGCGAGTCTACGGCATGGACGTGGGGTGGAAGCGCACAGCCGCCGTGTGGGGGGCACTCGACCGGGAGACGGACACGGTTTATCTCTACTCGGAACATTATCGCGGCCAAGCTGAGCCGTCCGTGCATGTGGCCGGCATCAAGGCACGCGGTCTGTGGATTCCCGGCGTGATAGACCCTGCAAGTGCGGGCAAGGGGCAGCGTGACGGCAAGCGGCTGATTGACGATTACGAAGCCCTGGGTCTTGACCTCACACCCGCAGAAAACGCGGTCGAGTCAGGCATCCATGCGGTCTATGAGCGGCTTTCAACCGGCAGGCTCAAGGTTTTTTCAACGCTTAAAAGCTGGCTGGCGGAATACCGGCTCTATCGCCGTGACGAAAAGGGCAGGATCGTCAAGGAGAACGACCATTTGATGGATGCGACACGCTATCTCATGATGTCTGGTCTCGATATCGCCAAGACGGACGCACCTAAAAAATACAGCGCCACGCTCCCCGTGGCCGACTCGGGAGTGGGGTATTAATGGACGAAAAGCAGGACGCAGTAGACCGGCTGCAAATTTTCGGCGCACGGCTTGAAGCTCTCGCCGATGATCAGGTCCGCAAACGTGCACAGATCGAAGACCGCTGGCTCGAAGACTTGCGCCAGTATCACGGGCAGAACCCGCCGGATGAAGAATCAGCACTGGCTAAAGGGCGCAAGAGCCGGATCTTTGTCAATATCACGCGCAACAAAACGACCTCTGGCGAGGCGCGGCTGGCCGACCTTCTCTTCCCCACCGATGACCGCAATTGGGGCATCAAGCCCACACCGATCCCGGAACTCGATGAACTCAAGCATGACGATGAGATTGTAGAGACGGAAGATGGTCCGCAACGAGTGGGAGACGGTGTCCGCGCCGTACTTGAAGAGGCCCGCAAGCGTGCCGAGCGCATGTCGAAAGAAATTGACGATCAGTTGACCGAGGCGCAATACAACGCGGTGTGCCGCGACATGATCCACGATGCCTGTGTTCTCGGTACGGGGATACTAAAAGCTCCAGTTGTCGTGGGGCGCACCCGCAAGAAGTGGCTGCGCGAGGAGGGCGTTTCGGTGTTGCAGATCGTGGAGGATCTTCGCCCTGGCGTTGAGCGCGTGGACCCGTGGAACTTCTTCCCAGATATGAGTGCTGCGCACGTCTCGGAAGCGGAGTTTGTATTCGAGCGCAAGATGGTGAGCAAGCAGCAGCTACGCGACCTCGCAAAGCGTCCCGGCTTTATCGCGGAGCAGATCAGCAAAGTCATCGAGTCCGACGACTCAGGCCCCAAGACTTATGGGCGCGTGCAGGACTTGCGGCATATTACCGGCGTCGATGTCCCGGACCAGGATTCGCGCTACGAGATGTGGGAGTACCACGGCCCGATCAATAAAAACGACCTTGAGGCGGCAGGCGTGGATATCGGTGACGATCCCATGCAGGAGATGCACGGGGTTGTGACGATGTGTGCGGGCGTGGTGCTGAAAGTTTCTCTCAACCCGCTTGAAACCAACGAACTGCCCTACTCCGTGTTCTGCTGGGAGTATGACCCGACTTACATCTTCGGCTTTGGCATCCCGTACCTGATGCGCTCAAGCCAGAAGGTTATTAACGCCGCCTGGCGCATGATCCTTGATAACGCGGCCCTCTCGACCGGACCGCAGATCGTGGTCAACCGCGAGGTGGTGGAGCCGGCGGACGGTAACTGGAACATGACCGCCCGCAAGGTCTGGTATCTCAACAACAAGCAGCATGATGTCAGGCAGGCCTTTGCCTCCCATGAGATTTCAAGCCACCAGGGGGAGCTGGTCGATATCTTCATGCGGGCCCGTCAGTTGGCCGATGAGGAAACCAACCTGCCGCTCATTGCGCAAGGGGAACAAACCGACAACATCACGCAGACCGCGCAGGGCATGTCTATTCTCATGTCGGCGGCAGATGTGACGATCCGGCGCATTGTCAAAGCCTTTGACGACGATATCACCGCCCCGGTCATTACCCGCTTCTACGATTACAACATGCAGTACGGCGAGAAAGACGAGATCAAGGGTGATTTCGAGGTGCAGGCGATGGGCTCCTCATACCTCGCGGAAAAAGCCGCGATGGAGCAGGGCGTCCAGCAGCTCTTACAATTCGCCGCGCATCCGGTTTTCGGTCCCATGACCGACGCACGCGCACTTTATCGCAAGGCGGTTAAGGGTTTGCGCGTAGACCCCGACGAAGTCATGGCCGAAGAAGACCCGAACCAGCCTGACCCGCAGGCCTTGGCCGCACAAGCGCAGCAGCAGGCCGCAGAAGCAGAGATGCAGATCAAGCAGGCCGAACTGCAACTCAAGCAGCAGGAGGTCCAGGGACGCCAGCAGCTTGATGCGCAAAAGATCGCCTCCGAGCGCGAAGTCGCCATGATGAAGCTCGCACTGGAGCAGGACATCACGATGGCACAACTCCAGGCGAAGTTGCAGCTTGAGGGGCGTAAAGTCGAGTCGCACAGAGAGATTGAGGGCGTTAAAGCCATGAACCACCAGAACGAACTGGCGTTTAAGGCCCGCACCGGCAGGCAGGGGATATGATCGACCGCAACAGCAGCACCTGGCGCTTTATCGAGGATTGGGCGAAGGGCACGAAGAGCGCCCTGACCGATGAACTGATCGAAAAAGACAGCGAGCAGACCCGGGGACGTATCAAGCAGCTAGATGACCTTCTCGGACTGCCTCACCAGAAACCGGGAGATAAGCTCCCCATCGTTGAATACACGTAGCCGCTCCGAGAGAGAGCCGCTAGGAGGACACATGGACGAAAACCAGGAATTTGAGGACGCATTCGCAGAGTTCGCAGACAGCAAGAGGGTGGAGGAACCCGAAGAGACTGAGCGGGAAGAACCGCAAGGCGAAGAAGATGCTCCCGCACAGGAAGAACCTGAACGTGAGGAAGGGGGACAGGAAGACCCTCTTGCAGCCCTGACCGACGATCAGCGCGATTACCTCAAAAAGATTGAAGAGGAACGCGACCAGTGGCGACACCGATTCCAGTCTGACGCCGGCAGAGTCGGCGCTTTGCAGCGCAAGATCAACGAGCTTGAGACACAGTTGACATCGAGCGCCAGCAAAAGCCCCGAGCAGCCGAGCCAGAGGGAAATCGAAGGCGCTATTGGCGATGACAAGAAGCTGGACGAGTTCAAAGAGGACTATCCCGAATTTGCAGACGCCATTCAGCACATCGTTGAGTCGCGACTGCAAAAGGAGCGCGAAGCCCTTGAAGAGAAATTCGGCCAGCAAATCAAGCCCATCCATGAGCGATTCCAGAAAAACGAGCAGGAACAATACTTTGCCAGCCAGTACGCCGCTCTCGAAGCCGCGCACCCGGACTGGCAAAGCGTGGGCCGCTCACAGGAATTTATGGAATGGGTCAAGCAGCAGCCCCCCATCATTCAACAGGCGGCGAACTCGGACGACGCACACGATGTGTCCTTCGTGCTCGATACGTTCAAGGGGCAGCGCAAACCGGCACGCACGCAGGAGAGCCGCAGAACCAGGCTTGAGCAGAATGTGTCGGTGAAATCGAGAGGGGCTGCACCTACGGGCCCGCCGGATGATTTTGAGGGGGCGTTTGACTACTACGCCCGCAAAACCTAAACGAATACGGACTGTCGGGAGACAGCCCGTCCCACGGACTGCCTGGAGGCAGACCAAAAGGAGACTGAACGATGGCTACCACCAATTACGGGACGATTTCCCAACGAACCGCTGCATGGGCGGCAAAAGAAATGCTCTCTCACGCGGAGCCCATCCTGGTTCTGCAAAAGTTCGCGCAGAGCAAGCCCCTGCCCAAGAACAAGGCCGACAACGTGAAGTTTCGTCGGCCCGTACCCTTTACCGTGTCCACCACCGGCCTGACCGAAGGTGTGACCCCGACCGCGCAGGCGCTGACCTACGCGGATGTTCCCGCACAGATCGCGCAGTACGGCGCTGTGACCGAGATCACCGACTACGTGGCGGACCTTGCCGAAGATCCGGTCCTGAAAGACGCATCCATCCTCTCCGGCGAGCAGGCCGCAGAGACCTTGGAGATGGTCACTTACGGCACCCTCAATGCCGCGACCAATGTTTTCTACGGCAGCGCCGTTGCAGATCGTGTAAGTGTTGTCAACGCTATCACCCTCAACGACCAGCGCCGCATTACCCGAGCACTGAAAGCGCAGCGTGCCAAGAAGATCACCTCGATGGTCAGTGGATCGCCTAACTACTCCACCGAGCCTGTGGACGCGGCCTTTATCGCGTTTGCGCACACCGACTGCGAGGCCGATATCCGCGACATGACCGGTTTTGTCCCGGTCGAGAAGTACGGCCAGATGAAGGCTTTGCCCTACGAGATCGGCAAGGTCGAGGACGTGCGCTATATCTGCACTCCTCTCATGGACCCCGTAGCCGATGCGGGCGGGCTGGCTTCGACCAACGGCCTGTTTTCGACCACCGGCACCAACGCCGATATCTACCACGTGATCTATGTGGCCAAGGAAGCCTATGGCTGCGTGCCCCTTAAGGGCGCTGGCGCAATCACTCCGACCGTGCTGAACCCCGGCACGCCGTCCAAATCCGACCCCCTGGGTCAGATGGGCTATGTCGGCTGGAAGACCTACTTCACCTGCGTGATTCTCAACCAGGCATGGATGGGCCGGCTTGAAGTTGGCGTATCCGACATCTAAACCACCACGGAGGGGGCCTCACCGCCCCCTCCCCTTCATGGAGTTTACAGTATGAGCGAGTTCAATTTGAATCGAGCCCCTAAGGTTGACCTTGAAGCCAAGGCGCTCGAAATCGGCATTGACCCCGAAGGCAAAACCGCCATGAAGCTGCGCGAAGAGATCGCCGCCGCCTTGGGTGAACCTCTCGTGGTTGAGCAGAGCAAGCCGCAATCGAAGATCGAAGCTGAGCTGAAAAAGCAGAAGCGGGTCAAAATTACCATCTCGCCCGACGACAACGACTCTCAGCCGGTCTTTGTCGGTGTCAACGGTGTGGGATTCTCAATTGATCGCGGACGCGAGGTTGAGGTCCCGGCGTCAGTCGTTGAGGTTTTACGCCACGCAATCAAGAAAGTCCCTGTCAAAGAGGGCCACCGGGTTGTGGGCTGGCGCGAAGTGCAAATGTATCCTTTTCAGGTTGTGGGGTAATTCATGACGTTTCTTGAGCTATGCCAGAGGACTGCGCGGGAGGCGGGGATTTCCGGCAACGGCCCGTCTTCGGTGACAACCACCATTTTACAGGAGAAAAAGATT